TGTGCTTTTCTTTGCCATCTTTGTTTCCATCTTAACTGGCTTTTTCATTGAATCCATCATATTGTTATACATAAAGATAATTTTACCAAATATACAAAATATTCTAAAATAAATTTGACTGTATTTCTGACACGTTAAAAAATTATAAAAAATTTTTGCCACCCCCCATCTATTAAAAGAAAAACTGAAAAGTTATACATCAACAGACACTTGAGGGTACCCCTATAGAAATTTTGTGATCATTTTTTTTGGGTTTCGGATCTTCTAGCACCGAGTACCCCTGTTTTACGTTGACCTTGCACCCTTATGCCTATAGTTAGTTGCTGTATTGGGTTTAGGGCATTGGTTTAAGGCTGTTGGTTATGCCCTTGCAATTGATTTTGGTATGGTATATGGGTGCCTCCTTGCTTTGCTTTTAGTGGTGGGTTTAAGGGGTATAGAGGGGTTGATATAAGGGGGGGAAGTGTAGCTACATTTAGAATTTTACCCTATATTTGTAGCTACAATTAAATTTATGGCAAAAAGCAAACCAATTGGAGTCAGATTTGACTTGGAAATTTTAGAAACGATTAAAAAAGAACAAAATTTAACATCAACGCAAGCGGTGGTAAATTATTTTATGGATTCTTATGGCAAAACGGAAGCTAAAAGAGGCGCACCATTTAAAAATATGCCTCCCTATGACAGAAACAGCCTAAAATCAGAGGTTAGTTCCAAATTGGAACAAATACCCGTTGAAAACCAAAAAACGCCTCCAAAGGGCTTAAAAGGGATAGATTTAATGATTTGGAAATCGGAAAATGGAATTTAATTCGTATTTTAGCGTAAATAATGAAGATATGCCGCAAGATTTATTAAAATCAATGAAAAAAAATAAAGGTAATACTCGTGATTTGCCCACTGTAACTGTAATGAGTAAGGCTGATCCTAGATTAAAAGCATATCAAGATAGTCTTAATCTTTATAATAAAAGTAACAAACTGCAACAATATTTAAAAGAAAAAAATAAGAAACCATATAGCGAATTAAGAAATGCTTCTTATAGTTTATTTGATTTAATGCATGATAGCTATACACTTCAAAAAAATAAAATAAAGCCTGTAGATAAATTGACTTATGGATTTGAAGATGTTCCGGGAATGGAACAAGTGCCACATACAAAAGTATTATCAGTTGGGAAAGGAGTTGATGATAAATTATTAATTAATGGTAAGCCTGCATCTTTTGGAAGTGTTCCTATTTATAAAAAACCAGTTCAACCAGTTAAATATCAAAAATCTGAACCAGTTCAACCTCCTAAAGCAGAAGTTAAAGCAGTAAAAGGTAGTAAGAAGTATTTTATAAATGAAACAGAAGTAGATGAACCAACTTTTAATAAAATAGCTCCAATTAAATCAATGAAAAAAAATGAAAAGTAAACTAAAAATGATGAAACGAGCAGATGGATCATATTCACCTCGTGGTTTATGGGATAATATTCGTGCCAACAAGGGTAGTGGTAAAAAACCAACTGCCGCAATGTTAAAACAAGAAAAGAAAATTAAATCACAAGAAAAAATGTAATTTATGTCTGGAGCTTGGCAAAGAAAGGAAGGAAAAAATCCTGAAGGTGGGCTTAATGCTAAAGGTCGTGCATCTTATAATGCAGAAACAGGTGGAAACTTAAAAGCCCCTGTTAAATCAGGTGTTAATCCTCGTAGGGTTTCATTTGCAGCTAGATTTGCAGGTATGATGGGGTCAATGAAAAAACCAAATGGCGAACCAAGTCGTAAAGCATTAGCATTAAAAGCTTGGGGATTTGGTAGCGTAGAAGCTGCTCGTAAATTCGCTAATACTCATAAAAAATCTTAAAAATAAACAAAATGAAACAATCTGAAACAATTGGAATGTGGTTTCAAACATGGGATGCAGGTAATAATCTACCCGAAGGCATTAATCTTGGAATTGCATATAGTGGATGGCCTGATTTAGCAAGTGCATTAAGGGATTCTGACGCAATATTTGAAACACTTCCACAATCTAAAATTTTAACTTTAGGTGGTGGAGCTGATACTGGTAATTGGACTGCAGATATTTTAAACGCTAATACTCAATCTATTAATGAAGGTATGTTGCCACTTGGCTATGATGGGGTAATGTTTGATATTGAACAAGGCGATGCGGGTTTACTAGATGCTTTTGAACAATGCTTTGCTTCTATAAAACTTATAGGTAAAAAAGTTTATGTTGGCGTAAGTCATTCTGGACCCTATGGTTTCCCTGATACTGAAATTCTTATGACTGGTTTATTTGCATCTAATAATATTGATGGGTTATCTCCTATGCTATATTCTGCACCAACTCCTCCTTATTCTAATAATTATGATGCAGGTGGTGGTATAGCTTGGTCACAATGGCAAACCACTAGTATTCCAATAATTCCATCTATTCCTATAGCAAGTTTATATCCTGACGCACAACAATGGTTTAAGGATAACTTAAATATTACTTTAGACGGATTTATACAATGGGTGAACATAAAAAACTAAATTATGAAAAAAATAATATTGTCATTATTGGCACTTGCGGTTGTAATTTTTGTTATAATTTTAGTTAATAATTTTAAACCAAAAGTTGCTCACGAAAAAGCATTAGTAATTGTTGAAGGTAAATTTGCTTTTTGTGGCGCATCTAGTGCAAAAGCAACAGGGAATACAATTACTGTAGAAGGAAAAGAATTTTTAGAAGGAGTGGCTGCTTGTCCTGTAATGGATGGTTTTTCTATTGCAAATAATATATTGGTTCCTGATCCATCAGTAACTCCAGATAGCACAGATAAAACAGTGTGGTCTTATTTTTGGTATTATGATTCAGTTCCTCAAGCTCCATCTTGGGAAACATTACCTACAGCTAATCGCACATTCACAATTGGAAATACTCCAGAAACAAGCATGAGCAATATGTGGTGTATGCCTTGTAAAATATTGCCACAAAGAGTTAATGGCGTAACTATAGCAGAATGTTTTGGTCCACTTAACGAGTTAGCATTTCCAATGCGCAGAGCAATTAGAGCAAAGCCGGGTGAAACATCTGTAACACAAGCTCCGGTTGGTGCTACTTATTCAGTTGGAACAATTATACCTAAACAAGACTAGTTTCCGGTTCACCTAAAATCAATTTGCCTGCATCAGACAACGGGCGAGCGTAAATTCTTAATTTTTTACCTGTCGTTGGGCATACAAAAGTTACACCCGCATCCAAGTAAGACTTAATAACTAATTCAATTGCTCCATGCTCATCTGGACTTGCTCCAATTACATGGGGTTCGTCATAATCAAATTGCATACAGAAATCGCAGCCTATTAATGGTTCTTTACCTTCAGGTATGTTTGGTTTCTTTTTACTTGCCATTGTTAAAATTTTTATGGGTTTCTTCTATTTGGATTAAATATTCTCTTGCTCTTTCTACCTTGTATTGTATTTTTAAAATATCATCTTCGTTTCTATCTACTTTATATAACAATACCCTCTCTGCAATATCTATATCATCAAATTTCATGTTAAACTCTATTTTCATAGCCTCCCTTACAAATTCTGGGCTTTCTTCGGAAATAACATCCATCTTTTTTAAAAGATAATACTTCTCTTGCTCAATGATATTGTCTGGCGTATTTGATAAACAATAGGCTATACTGCCTGAAATAGCACCCGTAAGCCACATATATGACATTATTTGCCAATAATATAGATTATCTAGTTTGTCTGGCAAGTTGCCTAGAAATGTCCACAAATCATAACTAGACTTAACATCAATAATATGGTTGCCGTCAATAATATCGGGTAATCCTGTAATAAAATCATTCTTAAATCTTTCTTCATTCTTTTCTAATGGCTTTTTCAAGTATTCCGATAGCATTTCAATAGAATTACCTTCTACTTCAATACCCTTTTTCATTTGTTTGGTTTGAATATCTCGTTTGCGACCATACTTTTCAGTAATATAAACATCCAATAAATGTTTTTGTGCTGTTTTAGAAAGTAACCCCGCTTCTTTGTCAGCTTTAGATACAGGTTCGGTCATTAAATACCCCACAGAGCTTGCTCGTATTAGGGATTCATTAAAATTTATCATAGTTAAAATAGTTTTCCCTGTTGTTCGAAATAATCCGAGCTTAAATTAAAATT